AGAAGCAAAAGAGAAAATAAAAAGAAAGATAGAATAAAAAGAGAAATAAAGAAGATATATTTTTAAATAAAATACACTGTATTTTTTATTTTTTAAGTAATTAGGGAATTAATTTAGTTTATATATATAATATAATACGCGCGGATTTATTTAAAATATATTCAAAAAAGCTATTGACAGTATAATTATTTTAGTGTATTGTGTAAGCACAGGTTGCAGAAATGCAAAAATGAAAATTGAATAGTAATTATTTTTAATACCTACAAACGCGAGCCGCGGATTTATTCCAGCGACCAAAGAGACCCAAATAAAAACTGGGTTGAACAATGCAGTTTGTAGGTATTTTTTTATTTTAAAATTTAAAAGTTGGGAGGTGTACAGAATTGGAGAAATTAGCAGGAGCAGAGCCAAGCTCATTAGAATCAATCAAAAATGACTTTGAGGAGTATTTAAAAGAGTTCTGCACTGAAAATGACATTAAAGACCAGTACGACATCTATCCGGCTATGTGGAATGCAGCACTTACATATATTTGCCAAAATACTTTTAAGGCTAATCCAAGTATTTTAGCAATGCCTAAAAATATAAATAATGCTTATAACTTAGAAGCTGTAGATTATATATTAGATATATACGCTTATGAATGTTTTATACATAATCAAGAGATTAGTGTTATTGGTTTTCATTTATTTTCGGGTATATCTTTAAATGCTATATATAATTTAAACAATAACAATAAAAGAGTTGTTGTGTATAAGGACTTAGATGGTAATGTTATTAGTAATTTAACTGTAAGCAGATTAAAAGAGGGGGAATATACAAAAGAATTAAGTTCAAAAGGGAGTGACATTTTTAAAAAATTGAAATTATTTTCTGAGGAAAGTTTGACAGCTCTGATGAAAGACAGGCGAAACAATCCAATGAAGTACTTGCCCATACTAAATAGGCGCTTCGGTTGGAATCTGCCAGGAGTAAGCCGGGAAACGTTCGGCAAGACAGCATTGACAGCGGCAGACCTCCCAAAATTGGGAACGGAATTGGACGAAAACGGCGCACAACTTCCACGGTTAGAAGCGTGCGAAACGTTAAACAATTCAGACACAATTTAAAAGTGCCGTATTTACTGGTGTCCAAGCTATTTCGATATGCTTAGAGTTTCGCTAAACATGAGTTTAGCGAAATGTATAAAACAAATAGTCAGAAACAGCAAACAAAACAGCAAATAATCAAACAATTAAATAACGGCAGATAATTGCCTGCAATGGTGATTCTGTTAGGGGGTGGGGGTTGAATAAAAACAGCCACCCGGCCCGACTAAGTACCAAAAATAATCTCAAAAACAAAAAGAGGTGTATCAATGACATTAAACGAGTATCAGGCAGAAGCAATGCGTACAGCAAGTAGAACAGCCACAGCACACGAAGATAATCTTTTGCTTAATGGAGTGATGGGCTTAAATGGCGAAGCTGGAGAAGTGATTGACATGGTAAAGAAAATGCTTTTTCAAGGTCATACGCTTGATAAAGACCACATGGCAAAAGAACTGGGCGATTGCCTTTGGTATTTAGCCGTAGCCGCAAAAGGCATTGGATATGACTTAGATACCATTGCTGAAATGAACAAAGCAAAGCTTAGAAATCGTTACCCGAACGGTTTTGAATCCGAAAGGTCGTTACATCGGGATAGCAAAGACATTTAAAGCAAAACAAACACCTTGTCAAACAATGCTGTAAGAATGGCTACAAAGGATAGTACAATGAGGTGTGCGGGAAATAGAGTTGGGAATACCCGCAAAACAATGCCCTATAGCCAAGCGGTAAGGCACGGGATTTTGATTCCTGTATCACCGGTTCAAATCCGGTTAGGGTAGCTGGGCTTTTGATAGCCCTTTTGTCCCATTCTTTGGTACCCCCTTATCTCCCGTTAGCGGAAAGCTGATTAAAGGACCGTCACAAGGTCCGGCGGGATTTACAAACATGATTACCCCGGTGCAGATAGGCTTTTCAACCTTGCCGGGATACACTGAATTGAGTTAAAACTTTTCGGGATACTGGAAAGTGTAGGCTTTTTGCTTGAAGCAATTTAAGCAAAGAAGACAGCAAAGCTGTCAACAAAGTGGTGTAGTATATCATCATAAGGACGTCAAAAGTAGAATCCTTGTGGCTGACGAATAATAAACGCTTGCGGTGCAAGAATAACCTGTTTGTGTTCGTGGTGTGAAAGACTACAAACAAAACAGGAATTTCATTAAGTCGGCTTGCCTTGAATCCGGGAAACCGGAGTATAACACAAGAAATTCGTTAAAGTAGCGGTATGGCAAAACGAAATTTTTTTGCAAAAAAAACTTCCGGAAGAACCGTGAAATAAAGCCGTATCTGATAATTGCAAAGGTGTCCTGACCGAGGACAGCATACAGAACAGTGGTGGATACCCGGAAAAGCTAATAAAAGAAGGCGATGTTTACAGACTTATTATTAAAGCAAGCGAGCAAAGCAATAGCCATACAATCAAAGTTGCAGATTAAATTCGCTCCCTGTCCGTGCTTAACAGCGGTAAGAAGCCAAGGGTCGCACCCGGAAGCTCGGACTTATCGTCACGGTGACTGAATGTGACTGCGGGTATGATGAATAAAGAGAAGTCTTAATCATGTTTGTTTTTTGGAAAAGCAGCAACGATTGGCGGTGTTGCGGCAGACTGTAAATCTGTTCCCATGTGGTAAACATTGGCGGTTCGATTCCGCCCTTTTCCATTTTTTTAAAAAAATTAAAAATAAAAAAGAGGTGCAGTATGGCAAAAGGTGTTCATGCAGTAGATAAGGACAAGTTTATTGAAGCCTACAATAAATGGGCGAGCGGCGAGGTAACGATAACAAAAGCAACGGAAATAGCCGGCATGAGTTATCCGACATTTCACAAATACGTAGGCATATTAATTACAGGTGGGAAATTTCCTGACGGGCTATTTAAGGACTAGGAGAGTGTGCATGAGAGTAGAGATTAAAGGCAATGTATATGGAATGTCACGCAAAGAGTACAAGCAGTTCCTTAAAATAGCAAGTAAAGCTATACCATGCGGCATTTATGCGGCTGAAAAGGGGAGCACTGCTATTATGCTGAATGAAAAATACGGCAGCATTGAAGATTTGAGAAAATCCGTGTCCGAATATAAATTAAAAGGGTTTAAGGTGTATTACAATGACAAGAATAACGATAAAAAAAGTTCTTAAAACTCTTAATAAAACACTTGATATGTTTATATTTGCATTAATTATTTCAGTTTTAATCGCTGGTCTTAGAATTATTTTAGAATTTTTATTTGGTGTAAAAATGACAGCAATCATTGTGTTTGCCTTAATGTTTATTTGTATTTTTATATTAAACTTTTTGAAAGGGTGATGTTCATGAAAAAAAAGAAACTTTGCGGATTAGTTATGTGCTTTTTACTCTGCACGGCATTGGTTGGTTGCAGTGTATCTGAAATTGAAACTACTGATAATGCAAGCATAACAGAAATTCGCAATCCGAGCATTTATGAATTTGTTGACAAAGATACAGGTGTCCACTATTGGATTTATTCTCAAAGATTAACTAAGGGGGGAATGGGTGGGATAACACCGAGATTGAATTCGGACGGAACAGTAATGACAACAAAATAATCAAATTACCGGCTGACAAATAGGGTCAGTCGCTAACCAACAAAAATTATTGGCAGAGGTCTGAAAGTGCCTTTGCTTTTTTGGAAAGTAGAGGTGCTTTTCTTTGGCAAGTTCAAGCCTTATTTCAGTAGTAAGTCAGTATGAAAAATATATTGAAAGTAATGGTATTAATGAATCGGTAGTAAACGCATACATAGAAGCCGCCCAAGTTGCACTACAAACAGAAAAAGACGTTGAATATGGATTGAAAATTTCGGCAAGAGCAAAGCAGTTAGCAGAAAAATTCATTTTTGATTCCACAGGCGGCACGGCATGGGATTTAGAAAAGTTTGCATTTAAAAATAAAGTCCAGTACGACATACTGGATAAATACTATAGCGTATTACTTGCGGAAGCACAAAACAAAATCGTTGACAGCGGCTTTATGTACCTTGAAAAGAAGCGAGAACCAAAAGAGCGGTTTTATATGCCACGGCGCAAACAATTCCTTAAAATAGGGCTTACACAGGCTTTACAAGGCATGATTGACGATAAGTACGATATTTTGTGTGTGTCGTTAATTCCCGGAGCCGGAAAAACAACAGTCGAAAAAATGTTTAACGCACTTGTGGCTGGATGGTATCCAAAAGACTTTAGCTTGTTTTATTCGCACAGCGGCGATATAACGCGAATGTATTTTGACGGTGTGTATGATATTGTTACAAATTCAGACGAATATACGTGGAGTGAAATATTTCCGAATTTACACGTAACAAGCACAAATGCAAAACTTGAACAATTCAATATAGGCAAATACAAACCGTTTCCGTCCGTGCAGTGTACGTCGGTAGGTAGCAAGAATAGCGGAAAGGTTAGAAGTTCAAAATATTTGTTGGTCGACGACTTGATTGGGGGGGTCGAGGAAGCCTTAAATCCAACGACTCTTGATAAGTTGTGGAACAAATACGCAGTAGACGCAAGGCAACGTAAAATACAGGATACGGACGGTCATAACTGCAAAGAAATTCACATTGCCACGCGTTGGAGTGTTAGAGATGTGATAGGACGTATTCAAAATATGTATGCAGGAAATCCACGGGTAAAAGTTATTGCAGTCCCGGACATTGACCCGGAAACTGGAGAAAGTAACTTTGACTATGAGTTTAGCGGATTTACTAAAGAATTTTTTGAAGACCAGCAGTTATTAATGGACGATATATCATATCGCTGTCTGTACAAGCAAGAGCCGATTGAACGTGAGGGCTTGCTGTTCCCGGACGACAAAATAAGAAGATACCTTAATCTTCCGCATGGAGAACCGGAAATAATTACGGCACAATGCGATACAAAAGGAAAAGGAACAGACTACTTTGTCATGCCAATACTTCAAAAGTACGGTGAGGATTATTACTGTGTTGATTGTGTGTGCGATAACACGGCAGACTATGAAATGCAATATGAAAACGCGGCAAATGTAATTGTCAATAACAAAGTTCAAGAATGCGAATTTGAGCGAAATGCGGGCGGTGACAGAGTGGCAATGGAAGTCAATAAGCGTGTGCTTAGTAAAGGCTGGGTTTGCAATATTACCGATATGCCGACAGAAACAAACAAAGAAGCACGAATTTTTCAGTGTTCAAACTGGATATTACAGCACGTTATTTTTAAAGACCCGCAGTTGTACAGTCCAAAAGAGCCATACGGCGTCATGGTTGGACTTTTAAAGCAGTATTCAGTTTCGGGCAAAAAGCAGTTAGATGATGTGCCCGATGTTTTTTCAAATTTTGCATTAAGAATTACGCAATCAAATAAGACAGCAAAAATTGAAGCTGCTATTAATCCATTCCGCAGGAGGTATTGATTCATGACGACAAAGGAATATTTACAGCAAATCGGCAAATTAAATAAAATGATTAACAATAAAATGATTGAACTGGCACAGATGAAAGAAATGGCATACAGTATTAAAGCCGTGGGAACAGATGAGCGCGTTATGTCTTCTAGCGACCCGGACAAAACAGGCTGCGCATATGCTAAGATTGAAGAAATGGAAGAAAAAATTAACGGCATGATTGACAACTACGTAGATACTAAAGAAAAAATTATTAATCAAATTGAAAGTATAGAAGACGAAAACCTATATAATATTTTATTTTTAAAATACATAGCAAAAAAACGGTTTGAAGATATTGCGGTGGAGATTGACAAATCATGGCGACAGACAATCCGATTGCACGGAACGGCACTCAAAAAATTTGAAGAAAAATACGGAAAAGAATACTTGTCATGTCATTGAATGTCATATTAATACTGTGTTATTATTATAATGTAAAATAAAAGTAAAAGTTCCGAGGAAAGCACTGCTACAGAAATGTGGTGGTGCTTTTTTCATGCCAAAAGAGGTTGAATATGAGGTTTTACACTAAAAAAAATAAGGCTGTAATGTGTCCGAATTGTGGCAAATTATTGACGTATGCCGATAAAGATGACCCCAATTTACATAAATTGGCTTGCAAGCATTGTCGTAAGTGGATTTGGTATTATCCGAATGATGATGATAAAAATGAAGCCAAAGAAATCCCGGATACACGCTCGTCAAGCGGAGTTAGACTTTACTAGGAGTATTAAATATGTTAAATGATGTATATTTCTACGAACTCGTAAGAGGTTGTTATGGACGCAAAATTGCATATACCAATGTTGAAAAAATAACAGCAGATAACGTTGTTAAAATCGTTGGAGATTGCATTGGTGTATTTAACTATAACAAGCCCATTATCCGGTATTTGTGGCACTATTATAAAGGCGACCAGCCGGTATTATACAGAATAAAAATGCAAAATGAAGACGTAAACAATAAAGTTTGCGAAAATCACGCATATGAACTGGTTCAATTTAAGGTTGGACAAACATATGGTGAACCGATACAGTACGTTAGCCGAAAAGACGATGAAAAAGTTAATAAAGCGGTTGATACGCTGAACGATTATATGTCTGACGCTAACAAGCAGGAAAAAGATATTAAGGCAGGAGAGTGGCAGTCAGCGACCGGCACATCTTTTAAAGCAATACAGATTGTTGACGGCGACATACCGTTTCGGATTATAGCACCAAGCCCAATGAACACCTTTGTTATTTACAATAAAGCTACAGAGGAACCGGTGCTTGCTGTACAGGAGTTAAAAGACGAAAATAACAACTTTTATAAGCTGTGTTATACAGATTCAATGACATTTAAAATTCAAGACAGCAAAGTTATTGAAAGCAGATTGCACGCGTTTGGCAGTATCCCGATTGTGGAATATCCGAATAATCACGAAAGAATTTCGGATATTGAATTGGTTATCAGCCTGTTAGATTCAATAAATACCATGCAGTCAAATCGAATGGATTCGGTGCAGCAGTTCGTTGAATACTGGGTAAAATTTATCAACTGTGAAATTGATGATGAAACTTTCCAAAAGATGAAAATGAACCATGCACTCGTTGTTAAGTCTATTAATAAAGATAACAAGTCAGACGTGGAAATTATGACGCAGGAATTAAACCAAACACAGTGCCAAGTTGCCAAAGACGACTTGTGGGACAATACATTGTCAATTCTTGCGATTCCAAACAAACAGGGTAACACCGGCGGAGATACGCAAGGTGCGGTGGAATTAAGAAATGGTTGGGATTTCTCGAAAACAAGGGCAAAGCTTAAAGACCCGATTGTAAAAGCAGCGGAAAAGCGGCTTGCAAAGGTTGTGTTAAATATTATACGGATTAAGGACCGTGATTTAGGCATAAAAATGCGGGATTTTGAAGTGCAAATTAATCATAGCCCACAGGATAATATGTACACTAAAGCACAAACACTTACAGTATTGCTTCAATCTGGCATACATCCACTTGTAGCAATTAAAACGGTTGGGCTTTGGGGAGATTCAGAAAAAACATTTGTTCTTTCAAAGCCATACCTTGATGTCTTATATAAGACTGTTGAAAATATGGAAGAACAGGAAACTAAAGCACAGGAAATAGTTAATCAACTTAATAATCAGCAAAATAAGGCAGTTAACGAGCAATAATCGGTAACTGCTTTTATTTTATAAAATTGCAGTCATGCGACAAATGGCAGAAACAATCGAGCGGAGAGAACCGTGTAAAAAAACGTGATTTTAGGAGGAATAAACGATGACAAGAGAACAGGCAAAACAGAATCTTATTTCAATCGGAATTTCAGAACCGACAGATGAGCAGGTGAGTAATTATCTGAATCAGTTAAACGGTGAAACAAAGAAAGAAAAAGATAAAGCGGCAGAGTATAAAGCGAAAGCTGACAAGGCAGACGAACTTCAATCAAAAATTGATGAAATAGAAGCCGGAAACCTTACAGAGCTTGAAAAAGCCAACAAAGCACTGGAAACGGCAAACAATCAGATTGCGGAGTTACAAAAAAACAATGCAATTAGAGATTTGCGTGAAAAAGCCATGACGGATTTTAAAATCACGGCAGAGCAGGCAAAGACGGTTGTAAAAGAGGACGGAAGCTTTGACACAACTGTTCTCGGACAGATTATTTCAGAGAAAGAAACCGCTTCCGCACAGGCAAAGGAACAGGAAATTGCCAAAGGTACACCGAATCCGGGCGGCGGCGGTAGTAACCAAGATTTAGAGAAGACAGAAGCAGAAAAAATAGCCGCAAGTCTTATCTCAAGCAATCCAAAAAGTCAAAGCAACAATGATGTTTTGTCACATTATTTAGGAGGTAATTAAATGTCAAATATGCAGTATGAACAGACTTCATATGTCGGAAACGTTCAGATTTTAAAAAGACTGCCTAATGAAGCGATTCCAATGACACTTGATTTTACAGATGTTGTTGAAAAGACGGCTGACGGCAGAAAGATTGTAAAGGCCGGCACACCAATCGGAAAAAATGGAAAGGCAGACAACACGGCAACGGTCGTAGGTATTCTGAGATATGACGTCACAGAAGACAGGCCACAGGGTGTGCTTTTGAAGAAAGCATATATCAATAAAAGCGTGGCTGAAAAGCATTCCGGCACTACATATGACGCGGGCGTTTCTACAGCGCTTCCAATGATTGTATTTGAATAATTTGGGAGGTATATAGATGTTAATTAATGAAGTGTTAAACAGTAAGTCTATTGCACTTACAACAACAGAAGAAGCAAGTAATCAAATCCCATATCTCGGATTAAATTGGTTTCCGGAAAGAAAGAAACAGGGGCTTGATTTAAGCTGGATTAAGACGCATAAAGGACTTCCGGTATCACTTGCACCGTCAAATTTTGACACAATCCCGACACTTAGAGCAAGAAAGGGGTTAAGTAAAGAAAAAACACAAATGGCATTTTTTCGTCAAGGCATGGAAGTCGGCGAAGAAGAACTGCTTGAAATCGCACGTGTTAGTTCTACAGATGACCCGTATCTTGAAAGCGCCTTATTAAGTGTATATGACGATACTAACAACCTCGTGAGCGGGGCAGAAGTCGTGCCGGAACGTATGAGAATGTCACTTCTTGCTACAGAAGCAGGACACCCGGTTATCACTATTGAAAGTGACGGTGTGCAGTATGCATATGATTACGACAAAGACGGTTCGTATGCAAAAGAACATTACGCAAAGCTTGAGGATACCAGTATGTGGAGCGATACAGTAAACTCTAAGCCGCTTACAGACCTTAATAATGCTCGAAAAAAGTTACAGAAGAAAGGCAAGATTGCTAAATACGTACTTATGAACACCAATACATTCCAGTATTTGCTTGAAAATGCACAGATTAGAAATTCAATCCTTGCACAGAATCTTACGGCAACGATTGAGGTTGATGACGACACAGTAATTTCAGTTGTTCAGAAACGCACAAAGCTTACAATCGTCCTGTATGACAAAATGTACATGGACGAAGCTGAAAATGAACACTATTTTTACCCGGACAACAAAGTAACACTGTTGCCGGACGGAAAACTGGGTAACACGTGGTTCGGAACGACACCGGAAGAAAGAACTGCAAGACAGGTCACTGATGTTGACGTAACGACATATGGAACAGGAATTACGGTCGCTACAAAGGTTGAGTATGGTCCGCCAATGAAAATGTCAGTGTTTGCTTCTGAGGTAGTATTGCCGTCTTACGAAAATATGGATAGCACATTCGTACTTGAGGTTCATCATGATTAATCGGAGGTAGCATATGAAATATCCATATATCGTTATTAAAAACGGGAAATGGTATACGGCAGGCGAAGAAGTCCCGGACACTGTGCCGGGAAACAAGCCTGCCGGATATACCAAGACTGAAATAAACCGTATGCCGACAGCAGAATTGCAGAGTTTAGCGGCACAGAACGGCATTGAAAATGCGACGGAAATGAGCGGAGTTGACCTTAAAGCAATTTTGATTGAGAAGTTAGGATTATAAGTAGGAGAACAGCATGGAAGAATACACAACATTAGAGCAGGTAAAAATCCGGCTCAAACAATTTCATATTGAAACGGTTGAAAACGAGGATAACACTGAATCTGATGTTGTTGTGTTTGACAGCAAAGAAGATAATTTACTTCTTGAACAGCTCATAAAACAGGCAACGAAAGATGTAATTGCAAAACGGTGTTATCCGCAAAGTTATACGCAGGAACAGATTGACAATGACCTGAAAAGCTATGAAAGTGTAATTGTCAATCTTGTGGTATATGACCGGTCACAGGCAGGAGAAAACTACATGGCAAGCTACAGTGAAAACGGTGTAAGCCGTAGCTGGAAAGACCGTGATAGCCTGTTTGTAGGGGTATATCCGTTTGTAAAAGCATTATAGAAGATTGTGCGTTACGTTTTACCAGCACCGGGAAAACGTAGCAGGCGGCACACAGTAAGGGTGGTGGGCGGTGTGCCAAAAAAAATGAAAGGCGGTATATTATGCCAGTTGCAATAATTATAAGTATCATATCGGTTGCTTTTTCCGTCTTTTTTGGATTTTTTAGTCTTTGGTTTGGTTTGAAAAACAACAAACACACAGACACAAAAGACATTGAAGAACGCGTAAAAGAGAATACACGTATCAATATGAAACTTGACGCCATTTCAAGCAATACAACTGAAATAAAAAATGAAGTGTCAGAAATGAGAAAAGAGATTAATTCTCACGATACACGAATTATCAAAGTTGAAGAAAGCGTGAAATCGGCACATTACAGACTAAACACTATTGAAGAACGTCTGAATGGCGAAAAGGAGATGTAATATGAATATTTTAGAAACATTGACGTTAAACATCACGATTATTTTAGCGGTAATCGGCGCAATCGCGTTTATTGTGTCGGTGATTACACAGGTTATCAAAGGAGTAGGTGTTTTTGCGAAGATTCCAACTGACGGATTGGTACTTGTGTTATCAATCGGCATTACAGTAGCGGCATTTGTAGCATATATGCAGTATTTACACATGACTATCCTGTGGTACATGGTTTTAGCCGCAATTATGGCAGGCTTTGTTGTTGCTTTTGTTGCTATGTATGGCTGGGAGAAGCTTTCAGAACTGTGGAAACGGTTCGGAAAGAACGTAGATTGATATGTTGGACATTAATAAACAAAAGATGATTTACGCACTTAAAGACGGCAGAACACCGGTATACCAACTGAATAAAGACGGTTCAATAAAATACATCATTGTTGACGGTGAAGAGGTCCCTGTTGAAACAGGAGAGTATACCACAAGTTATAAAAAGCCTGTGGTTTTTTATTCTTCAATAAGCAATAAATTAAGCGAAGCACTGATAAAGGAATTTGGTGTAGATAATTCTACGAATTTTGTTCAAATTGTGGAAGACAAAGGCAAATTGCCGTTAGATGTTGGCTCGCTTGTTTGGAAAAAGTCAGAAGTGAGGTACAAAGATAAGGATAAAACAATCATTGATGAAACCAGTTGCGATTATATCGTTAAGGGTGTCGCTGATGAGGGATTAACGGCAGATTTATTTCTTTTACAGAAAAACGTGAGGTAAGCACATGGCTACAAGACCAATAGTTATAACATTGTCCCAAAAATCCGTAGAAAACGCAATAAAACGAGTACAGCAGTATCAATTAAGATTTCAACGTAAACTTAGAAAATTCGTGAAAGAACTTGCTAATGTAGGCATTGCCGTAGTTGATACCAATATGACAGAAGCGCAGTATACGTTTGACGGCAAAATAAGAAGCGGTTCTGACACGTCACACAATGCTTACGTAGAACTTAATTCCAATGGTAGTACGGCAGAAGCAAAACTGATTGTACAGGGGAAAGAACTGTTATTTATCGAGTTTGGCGCAGGCGTATATTATAACGGCGCCGCCGGTGCAAGTCCGCACACCAAAGGAGAAGAATTTGGATTTTTAATCGGTTCGTATGGCAAAGGCAACGGACAAAAAAAGGTTTGGGGCTATTACGATGAAAATAACCAACTTGTGCTTACAAGAGGTGTAAAAGCTACTATGCCAGTATTGAAAGCAGAGCAAAAGATAATTGAGGACTACAAAAATGTTGTAAAGAAGGTGTTCGGATAATGATTGATAATCAGTGGGCTTTTGATTTAGAAACAAATGTATTTTCGATAATCAAGAAAAAGGCATTGGCAATTCTTGAAGATAATTACCCGGATATTAGCATTACAGCAGATGAAGAATCAAACGATACGCCGGTGTTTCCGACGGTGTTAATACAGTCTGTTGAACCGACTGAAACAAACAGTGATTTAGAAGCTGACAGAATTAATACTGTAGACTTTACAGCACAGGTAACAGTAACAACAAACCGAAGCAGAAGCGAGGCATTGCAAGTATCCAATGTTATAGCGGATTTGTACAAGAAACGATTGTTTAAGATAAAGCCCATGCCGTTTGTACGAAAAGAGGGAAATCTGTGGACAGCAACTTTCCGTGCAAAGCGCAAATTTGGGTGGAATGACATTTTATAGCAATTTACAAAGAGCCGAAAGGCTCTTATTTTTATGCAATTTTTTAGGAGGTAAACATGGCTACAGGTTTAAAAAGTAGAATTATTTACAGGAAAAAGACCAAAGAAAGCAACGAAAGCGATTACTGGGCTGGCACATACAACCTGTTGATTAGAGCAAAAAGTATTCCGTCACCGGTAGGTGAGCGTAACATGGTTGATACGTCTACGCTTGAAGATTTAGTCGAAACGCAAGAACCCGGAAGACGCGCGGCGGGTTCAATGGCTGTAAGCGGTGCATTTGAACGCGAATATCTTGACAATTTAGTTGAGATTGAAGACGAAAAGTTAGACATTGTTGTTCTTTATGGCACAGACGGCAAAGGTAAAGAGGGCATTTGTGGTTTTATCGGCTCTGAATCATTCGCGCCGGACGAAGCTACAGACGACCATTTAACAGGTACTTGCAACATTGCTATTTCAACAGTGCCGCGTTGGATTCATAAAGACTATGACGTTGCGGTAACAGAAGATGAGAACGGTTATCCGACATCAATTACATTATCAAAAAAATCGTAAGTCAGTCCGAAAAAACAAATAAGGCTGTTGCGACTGACGAGGATACAAAAACAGCCGTAGTAATTTGATGGCTAGTAAATAATATGGCAGGGCGGCAGAAATGCCGTCCCTGTCCTATATAAAGCGAAAAGGACAGGTAATGAATATGAAAACAATTACAGTAAACAGTAACGAATATAAATTAGAGTTCTCTTTTGAAGCGGCAGAGTATAAAGACATCGTGCAGAAAATGTTTAAGGTCCTCAGCGGTGCTTACGTTGTCGAAGAATCAAAGGATATGCAGAATCCTACTACTAAGGATATTATCAATGGCACGGCAAATATGATTGGCGATACAGCAGATATTTGCGTTACTGCTTTTTATGCCGGCTTATTAGAAAATAATCCACTTTCACATGAAGAAGCAAAAACGGTTATGAGGGACTATATGAAAGAAAATAAGCTTTCGTACAAAAAACTGTATGACGAATTGAGAAATTGCATGGAAACAGATGGTTTTTTCGACCTGTCGGGGCTGAACGACATGATTCAGCAGATGTACGGGACAGCACCGGAAGCGACAGCACAGACAGCATAAAAAAATCTGAAATTAACTGGCATAAAATAATTTGGGAAGACTATTTTCCGACAGCCTTTTCAATTGGGATACACATAGATGAGTTTAAGCACATGACACCGGCACAGTTAGGATACTGTATAAAAGGACATGAGTTGAAAAGAAAAGAACAGGATAGCGATATGTGGCACTTTGCCGGCACATATGGAATATCTGCCCTTATTTATGCGATAGACCGTTGCTTAAACGGTAAAAAGGCAAGGTCGGAGTACATCAAAAAACCAGTTTCAATTTTACTTGAAGAAGAAAGTAAGCCAAAATCAAAAGAAAGTAATGAAGATGTTGCAATGTTTGAAATGCAACAAAGAATCAAAATACTGGAAAAAGAGGGAGGCATATTAAGTCCGTCATAGGTGGTAGCACGCGAATTGCTACCACCTTTATTTTTGCGCTAAAGGTGGTGAGGACGTGGCAGATAATGAACTGGACAGCTTAGAACTTAAAATACAAGCAAATGCAACACAGGCAAACAATGCGCTTGATAAACTTGTTAAAAATTTAGAGAATTTATCAAATTCGTTAGGAGTTATCAATAATGTCAATCTTGCGGGGTTTGCAAGTGGCGTAAAAAATATTACAAATGCAATGCAGGGAATGAAAAGCGTAAGCACGGCAGATTTTACGCGTTTGTCAAAAGGTATTCAGAAGATTTCAACCATTGACACTGCCGCAATAAACAAGGCTTCTACAGCAATGGCGTACTTAAGTAAGTCCTTTAATTCCATGCAGGCAACCAGTGAAGCAACAAAGCAGATTACGGAACTTGTGACAGGAATCAAGCAGTTAGGATATGCCAGCGCCGCAAAAGCTATTGACAATATACCGAAGCTTTCAAGCGCGATGAAACAGCTTATGCAAGAACTGTCAAAAGCACCACAGGTAAGTCAAAATCTTATTGATATGACTAATGCGCTTGCGAATTTAAGCCGCACAGGGGCTTCAAGCGGCAGAGCGGCAACGTCATTAAGCAAAAACTTTTTGAACGTTTCATCTTCTGCAAATTCGGCAACTAAAAGCAGTTGGTCGCTGGCTTCCGCATTTGGTAAATTATACGCTTCATACTGGCTTGTTTTTAGAGGAATCAGTAAACTGGGAGATTCGATTGATATAGCTTCATCACTCATAGAAGTTGAAAACGTTGTACGTACAACTTTCGGAAATTATGAAAGCCTTGTAAACGACATGGCAAAAACATCTATACAGGATTTTGGTATGTCAGAACTGTCCGTAAAGCAGTATTCAAGCCGTTTTCAAGCTATGGGTGTCGCTATGGGATTTTCTCAAAAGAAAATGGCCGATATGTCCATTGAACTGACAAAGCTGACGGCTGATATGGCTTCATTTTACGATATGGAACAGTCAGACGTTGCGAGAAATCTTCAAGCAATTTTCACAGGCGAAACAGAGCCATTAAGAAAATATGGACTTGATTTGACACAAGCAACGTTAAAAGAGTGGGCTTTAAAAAACGGACTTGACGCTAATATCAGTTCCATGACACAGGCTGAAAAAACCATGTTGCGATACAAATATGTCATGGCAAATACGGTGGCAGCGCAAGGCGACTTTGCAAAAACTGCCGATACATGGCACAATCAAACGGTCATTTTAAAGCAATCATTTCAAGAACTGGCAGGAATTATAGGTACATCGTTGATTAATGCGTTTAAGCCGTTTTTAAGCGGATTAAATTTCGCAATGACACAGGTTATTAATTTCGCTGAAACGGTAACAAATGCCTTAGGTGCAATTTTTGGTTGGAAATTTGAAGTTACTAACAAAGGCATTGCCGATGATTGGTCGGACGCTGCGGACAGCGCCGATGATATAGCAGACAGCACCGGAAACGCCGCTAAAAACGTTGAGAAGCTGAATAAGGGTGTAAGACAGTTTGATGAATTAAAACTGATTACAACACCGGATTCAAGCGGTGGAAATGGCAAAAAGGGTAGCGGTACAGGAGCGGCAAGCGCAGACGGAGCAAGCGGCGGCCTTGTGAAAGTCGATACCATTTGGAAAGACTATAAAAGTCAAATTAAAAATTTACGCGAGTTAGGCGAGTATATAGGCAATACGCTTACAGATACGCTGAATAGCATTGACTGGGACAGCGTGTATGCCGGTGCTAGAAATTTTGGTAAAGGCCTTGCTGATTTCCTCAACGGGCTTATCTCACCGGAATTATTCGGTGCTGTCGGCAGAACTATTGCAGGAGCATTAAATACTGCTGTGTATACGGCTTTGTCATTTGAGGAAACGTTTGACTGGGAAAACTTAGGATTTTCTATTGCAACCGGGATAAATCAATTTTTTGAAACGTTTGATTTTGCTTCAACCGCAAAAGCTATCAATAAGTGGGTTCAAAGCATTTATAGAGCGTTTAAAACTGCGATTGGGACAGTAAAATGGTCAGAAGTTATAGCCGGACTTTGGAAGCTTTTTAGCAATATTGAATTAAAAACAGTAGCAATCATAATTGGTACGGTGCTTTTGAAGAAATATTTCAAACTGGAAATTGCTAAAAACATTTTAAAGGGGATTGCGACATCAATTTCACAGTCAATAGCAAAATCACTTGCGGCAAAAATGGGTGTTGAAATTGCACAAAACGCAGGAATTTCAAAGGCACTTACGGCTGGGATTAAAAAAGCTGTAGGCAGCATTGACTATGCCAGTATATCGAAAACACTTTCGGAAGATATGTCAACAAAAGTAAAAGCCACATTCGGAATAGCGGGAATAGCTATAGAATTTTTAACGATTGCAAGCGCTTTTAAGAAAATCGGCGAGGGTGCAGAATTTACGGTCGGTATGCTTGCAAAAGTGGCATTAGGTGCAGGCGCGGCGGCGGCGGCTTTGAAGTTGATTGGCTTATCTACCCCGTGGACAGCGGCTATAGTTGGCATTACAGGTTTAGTTGCGGCTATTGCAGGAATTGGCATAGGATATGCAAAAGCACAAAGTGAAGTAGTAAGCGCCAATACTATAATCAGCGATTCTGTATTAGCAACGGCAGAAAGTTTAAACTCAACAATAGAATCATCTAAAGACCAGTTTAATAGTGTAGGTGATACCTATGCAGGTGTTAAAAGCGTTGCAGATAAATACTTTGAATTGGCAGATAATTTTGACAATTTAACAGATTCGCAAAAAGAAATGCTTATTGCATACGCAAATTACATTGTCGAACAGTGTCCGGAATTGGCAGATTCGATTGATACGGTAACTGGCGAATTTAAAGGACAAAAAGAAGAAGTTTACAATACAATTTCTGCACTTGAAGCTTATGCCAAAGCGGCGGCAATGCAAGATGTATTAAAAGACCTGTACAAGCAAGAGATTGATATTGGCAATCAACTAAAAGAAAATAATGAAAAATACAACAAAGCAGAAAGTATTATTTATGAATACGTAAAAGAGCTTACTGGAATGTCTAAACAGGCATTTGATTCAGCATATGAAATCAGTGGATTGGGTGACGCATTTGATGTGCTTTCGGGACTTTTAGATGACCCAATGAGAAAAACCAGTGATTTTACAAAAACATCATACAATTTACGAAAAGAGTTAGGATTAAATTCGCAGGAAACATGGCAATTAGCAAATGATAATAGAGAATTAAAAGAATCTTATGAAAAATGTGAAAATGCAATAGCGAATGCCGCAACCGAAGCGGCAAATTGCAAAAATGAATACAACAATCTTACCCAACAGCAGAACAACACTGCGGACAGTTCTGATAATTTGCGGGATACAATGCAACAAAACAATGAGCAAATAAGAGAATCCGTGCAACAGTCAATGTATGACATTGAAAAAAATGTAGCGGAAAAGTCAGGCGAATCTACAGAAGATATTTCAAATTTTTACAACAAAGCAAGTGAAACCTTTAGCAGATTGGGTGTTGTAGGAACAGACGGCGGTACAAAGCTGTATAACGGATTTACGACCACAACAAGCGGATTGCCAGGATACAATAGCGCAATATTCGACAATATTCAACAAACGGCTATTTCAAAGGCACTTGATACCGGCTCAAAAGCGGGTGAAAACCTTGTTGATTCGTACAAGAAAAATATTGACGGTGTACCGAACACAACGGCAGTTGCTTTCCTGTCAATTATAGACGCGGTAAACGCAGGAGAAATTGGTTCAGACGTTGGTGCTGACCTCATGAATAACTTAGCGGATACGATAAGCAGTAAAGCGTGGAAAGTGCATGAAGCATTAACCAATGCTATTCAAAATAGTTACAAAATGGAACTGGAAAGCGATGATAATTATAGCGCAGGCGACCCATTGAAAAGTGGATTTGCTAAAATTCGTATTAAAGGGTATGCGGACGGCGGTTATCTTCCACAAAAATATAGCATTGTCATGGCGGGTGAAAACGGAATACCGGAAATTGCCGGAACGGTCGGCGGCAAGTCGGCAGTAGCGGGCGGCGCAGAAATTACGGGTATTAAAGATTCCATTTACGATACGTCACAGCGAGAGATAGCACTGCTTAGACAGCAGAACCAGTTGTTACAAGGAATACTCAACAAGGACTTGAGTATAAGCCAAAACGACATCGGAAGCAGTGCAAGAAAATACGCAAGAGAATATTTTAAAAGAACTGGCAAACCGGCATTTGATTATTAATGCATGTACAATAGATGATAATTAATCTATTATAATACGTGACAACTTGCTTTGCGGCGGAATCTATTTTATGTAGGTTTCGCCTTTTGCCATTTCTTTAGCACATATCGAATGCCGGTATGTGCTTTTTTGTTACCAATTTTTAAAAATGTGAGGTGCAGGCATGGCGTACAACGGCTTTTTGATTAAAATTGGAGATTATACGATACCGGGCGGATTAATCAAGGCAGATTCCTACAGCGCATATGCAAATATGCAGGACATTGACGATTACACGGACGCAAACGGATACGAGCATAGAAACGCTGTTGAATTAAAGGCATTAAAAGTTGAATTTGAAACCAAGGCAATGCTTACAAATGAAACATTTGAAGTACTGATGAGCAATATTCGCAACAATTTTACAAATTCGCAGGAACGTGGCTGTTATATTACAGCCTATATCCCGGAATATGACGATTATGTTACGCAGTATGGCTATATGGCTGATTTTCAGCCAACGATTTACGGCACATACGGAAATGTGATTCGATACGATTCAATTAGACTTGCCTTTATTGGAGGTGTTTACGGTGGTTAATTATCAATACGCAGAATTATTTAAAAAAGATAGCATAGATAAGCAGTTGACGATTGAAACGGACGATAAAACGACAAAAATTACAAATGTTGAACTACATCAAGAACAGTTTGAATTGACAGAAAGCATTTGTTCGGAATCAGAGCTGACCTTTGGAAGCTGCGAAGCGGCGGTGCTTAAATTTACTGTATCAAACATTTTTCTGCCGATGAAAGACAAAATGATAACGGTTAAAACGGTAATTGATAATAACACTGCAAATCCGTTTCAAATTGGCAGATATAAAGTATACTCTGACACACCAACGGCAGATAGAACAAAGCGTGATATTGTGGCTTATGACAGGCTGTATGACGTGATAAACGCAGATGTGGCGGAGTGGTACAACGCATTATTGCCGGAAAAAGACAGCACGACGACAATGAAAGCTTTTCGGGATAGCTTTTTTGGGTATTTTGGGATTGAGCAGGCGGACGCACAGCTTGTAAATGATGATATGAAAGTCGAAAAGACGGTTGAGCCGGAAGAGTTAAGCGGTGCAACTGTGCTGAATTGTATTTGCGAAATTAACGGCTGTTTCGGACACATTGGACGTGACAGCAAATTCCATTACATTTACCTTGAACAGGAAATACAGGGATTATATCCAAGAAACAACCTGTATCCGGCAGATGATTTGTACCCGCGTGAGCCGAAAAGCACGAGAATAAGCAAAAGTCTGTACATATCGGCACAATATGAAGATTTCCTTGTGAAAACTATTGATAAACTGCAAATCCGAAAAGAGGAAGACGACATCGGAGTAATTGTCGGAAGCGGCACAAATGCTTATGTGATACAGGATAATTTTCTCGTTTACGGCAAAGGCAGTGAAGAACTGACGGGAATCGCAAATAACATTTACGGAAAAATCCGGGGAATTATTTACAGACCGTTTTCTGCGGACTGCAAAGGAAACCCATGTATTGAAGTAGGTGACGCGGTCCGTCTGCCGACACGATATGAAATCATCGAAAGCTACGTGTTAAAGCGTACGCTAAAGGGCATACAGGCACTTAGGGACGAATATGAAGCAACGGGTGAAGAATACCGTTCTACACAGGTAAATAGCGTGCATAAAAGCATTATACAGCTAAAAGGAAAGACCAACGTGCTGACACGGACAATCGAGGAAACCAACAGTAAGATTACGGACGTTGAAAGCGGATTAAGTTCTGAAATTAAGCAGACAGCAACGGATATAAGAGCAGAAGTTAAAAACACGGCTGACGGCTTGTCAAGCAGTATTGAGCAGACTGCTGAAAGTATTACTTCCGAAGTTAAACGAGCAAAGCAAAGTGAAGAAGAATTGTCTTCTAAAATTACACAGACGGCTGAATCAATCACATCAGAAGTTGGCAAAAAATATGAAACAAAAGAAAACGCTACGAACACAAAAACAGAGCTACAAACCTCAATAAGGCAGACGGCAGACGGATTTACGGCAGAGTTATCAAAACAGGTAACGGAAACTAAACAATATGCTGAATCTGCCGCTGAAACGGCTGAAAGTAATGCAAAACAGGACACGGCAGATAAGTTAAAGGATTACAGCACAACAACAGAAATGAATACCCGAATCAATGCCACAGCAGAGGGAATTTCGGCAGAGGTAACCCGAAAACTGCAAAGCTACAGCACTACAGAACAGATGAATAGTGCAATAAGGCAGACGGCAGATAGCATTAATACAGAAGTATCAAAAAAAGTAAATGGCGATGAAATTATTTCAAAAATTAACCAATCTGCTGAAAACGTTTCGATTGAAGCAAACAAAATCAATCTGAACGGCGCTGTGACGGCTAATCAGAATTTTAAAATCGGTTTGGACGGCAGTATGGAAGCGTTATCCGGACTAATCGGAGAATGGCAGATATTTGACGGATATTTGCGGTATGTTTTAGGAGAAAATGCACAGGCACTTTTAAAACCGGACGAATTGCTTATTAGTAGAAGTGCCGGGGCAAACTTTCACGCATATCCGGGATTGTTGTATATGCAATCTGATGACGGAGAACGAAGCATTTCTATTGATTGCAATGACGGAAGCATTAATTTGGGCGGAAGCTGGACAACTCCGTGGGGCGACATAGAAGGATAGAAAGGAGCAGGCATGAATAAAACGTATGGTCGTATAAATTGGGAAAATTATCCGAGTGATGAAACACCACTGAATGAAAGTAATCTGAATAAAATAGATGTGGCTACAGATGAAATTGACAATAGGGTAATTACACTGGACACTACAAAAGCGACTAAGGAAGAAGTTTCAACACTGGTGCAGGACGTTACATTTGAAGAAAAGACGGGAATTATTACTATTACTAAAAAAAATGGCTCAAAAATAACGATTGACACGCAGATGGAAAAAATCGCGGTAAATTTTTCATACAATGCCGAAACACAGCAGATTATTTTAACGCTTATTGACGGCACAAAGCAATATATAGACCTGGCAGCACTGATTACACAGTATGAGTTTTTGGAAAGTGACACGGTGGCATTTTCGATTGACAGCGCTGGAAAAGTGTCTGCAATCGTAAAAGAAGCGAGTATACAGGAAAAACACTTACGACCTAATTATCTTGCAGATATTAAAGTTGAAGTTGCAAAAGCACAGGCAAGCCAGTCGGCGGCGGCAAAATCTGAAAGCAATGCAAAAGCAAGTGAAACAGCGGCGGCAACCAGCGAATCCAATGCGGCGGCGAGTGCTACAAAAGCACAGAGTTATGCTACTGGCGGTACAAACAGCCGCACAGGCGAAGATACGGACAATGCAAAGTATTATAGCCAACAGTCGGCACAGAGCCAATCGGCGGCGGCAACAAGCGCAGATACGGCAAGTACGAAAGCAGAAGAAGCGGCGGCAAACGCGGCAACAGCTAAAACAAGTGCCGATAATGCCGCAGGAAGCGCAAATTTAGCAAATGAAAAAGCAAATAGTGCTGCAAATAGCGCAACCATCGCAGTTTCAAATTCCAATGCGGCACAGCAGTACGCTTCCAATGCGGCGGCAAGTGCGGACACAGCACAAAACTATGCCGTAGCAGATACAGACAGCGCAAAATACTATTACGAGCAGGCAAGACGGATTTCTGAATCGTTTTCGGGCGCATTAAGACCGATGGGAACGGTTGCATTTGCAAATCTTCCGGCACTGTCAGAGGCGGACGGCGGAAGCATGTATAACATTTCGGACCAGTTTACAACGACTGCTGAATTTAAAGAAGGAGCGGGAAATACTATTCCAGCAGGCGCAAACGTATATAAGACAGAGGACGGAAAGTGGGATGTCCTCGCGGGAACACCTGTAACAGGCGTAAAAGGCAGTGCAGAAAGTGCGTATAGGCGGGGCAATGTTAATATAACAGCGGAAAATGTAGGTGCGATACCGGCAGGCGGCAATGCAGGAAGTGCGACAACAGTCCAAGATTACAACGATACATCCAAGAAAATCAAAGTCGGTTGGGTAGGGAATTCATTATCCCAAGACCAGATTCTAGGTGTGGCTTGTTATGCTAGCGGAGATGATGATATAGTAAAAGCCAAAATCAAAGACGTGTCAAAAGATACGTTTGTAAACTGGCTGGGGACAGTTCTGGCGGCAAACAATGCTGCGCATTTAGGAAGGAATGGCAACGCAGGCTACCCAATGACGTTTAACTGGGCGGGCAAAACCGGACAACCTTCGTGGTTATGGGGTGGTGAAAACGGAGAAGACATGTATGTTTACAACCCTAGTAATTTTAGCGTAAATTATGCAGAAAATGCCGCGAAAGCAAATGGGCATACTGTCAATTCAGACGTACCGTCAGATGCAAAATTTACGGATACAAAAGGAAGATATATTGGCACTACCGTAACAAAGCCACAAGATAAAACAGAAATGTATATCACATATCTTTCAAGCGGTTATATTGTAATGGCAGGAAAAACAGTAAGTAAAAGCTATGCAATGAATACACAATATGGAAATGCGTTTTGGGCACCGTTCACAATTTATTTGCCACCTAATATTGTAAAAAATATTGACAGCGTGAATATTACTCCATTTGCGGAAACAGGGCTGATAAGTGCAAGCATAAACGGCTATACCAGCGAACAAATAACGGGATTTGTTTGGTCGCCACAAAACGAAACAAAAAGCATATCATTTCATGTTACCGTACATGGAAGGGCGTAAGGTAGGTGATTGGTATATATAACGACAGCAGTTAAAGACACGAAAGTGTCTTATTTTTTTACCCTAAAACACAATAAAAATTATATTTAGCCGCAGAACAGCGGCAGAAAGAGGTTCATATGAGCAGATATTCAGTAATTGATGTAAGTAAGCATAACGGAGTTATCGACTGGGATACCACAAAGAAAAATGTTGACGGTGTAATTATTCGTGTCGGTCACGGCAATGACAGCACATCACAGGACGACCCGCAAGCAATCCGTAACATGGAAGAATGTGAAAGACTGGGCATTCCGTATGGCGTGTATCTGTACTCTTATGCGTTAAATAATGCCGAAGCAGAAAGCGAAGCGGCACACGCACTGCGCATGGTAGAGGGCTACAATCCGGTATTAGGTGTGTGGTTCGATATGGAAGACGCGGATGGATACAAAGAAAAGCACGGCTTCAACCCATACGATAATAGACAGGAAATTACTGATTTTTGTAAGATTTTCTGCGACAGAGTATCCGAAGCAGGATACAAGACTGGTGTTTACGCAAGTAAAAATTACTGGGATTCGGTAATCTATGCAGACCAGTTATCCAGCTATGAAGTATGGCTCGCGCACTGGGGCATTTCAGAGCCGTCAATGGATTGTCTGTTATGGCAGTATACATCAGACGGTGAAGTTGCCGGTGTACCGTCAAGCAGGGTCGATATGAATTACTGGTACGGCGAGTTGCCGGAAGTTGGCGACAGTGATTCTGATAGCAATTCGGGCGACTGCGGAGGTGATGAAGACGACACAGAGGACAGTGGATACAGCTATTCTGTAGGCGATACCGTAAACTACGATACAGTCTATGTGTCTTCAACATCGGAAGAAGCATTAAAGCCTACCTATACGACCGGCACAATTACGCGGATTGTTGACGGTGCGAGAAACCCATATCTGATTGACGACGGCACAGGCTGGATTAATGATGATTGCATTGCTGGCGGCGGCAGTGATGATTCTGACGATTCAGAAGAAAGCTCGGATTGCGGCGACATTTCTGTGGGCGATACCGTCTGTTTCAACGGAGATACTGACTACAATGGCACGGCAATTAAGGCATGGCACAATGACAGCGGCTATGAAGTCACACAGCTTGACGGGGATAGAGCAGTCCTTAGTTTCAACGGTGCTGTATTTGCGGCAGTCAATGTCAGCGATTGCGAATTGATTTAAGTACAAAAAAGCCGGGAATATAACGTTCCCGGCTTACTTTTTTACTTATCTAAGTCAATTATCGTGGCAAATACCATTGGCAATTTAACGGAATAGCCGAAAGATGAATTAAGAGCATATTCACCACCGTAACCACCATATATTGTTATTTTGTCATCTTCAAGTATTTTCCAATCAATAACATCGTCACTGTACGCAACGACTATTTTTTGCTTATAATTGTTGTCAACGGCTAATATTACAGAATACATTCCGTCCTCACCAGTTTCGACAATGTCAGTAACAGTTCCACTAAATTTTAAAGCGCTGTTAATGTTTTTGTCGGGATACCTAACTAATGTTTCATATGTAATATCGCTGTTGTAGATTTCTCTGTTTTTAGTTATCTTTGTTTCTTTCTCTGTTTCCGTTTCTGTTTGCGTTTCGGTCACAACTTCTGTGTTGTTTGTGGTATTATTATCCACGGTTGAATTTTGACAAGCTACAAGCCCTATAAGGCATGCTGGCATTAATAAGCATAATAATTTCTTTTTCATAAAAAATTCTCCTTTTTATTTTTTGATAATAATAGCACATAATTTAAGATTTGTCGAACCAATAGTAAATTTGTACTATACGTGTTGTTAATTTGATATTTTTTGACATAATACCCCATAAAATGTAGACAATTTTAGAGTAAATGTCGTTTTTTGCGTTTTAATTTGTTTGTGTAAAACTGGTAATTTATGTAAAATTAAATTGTCCAAAAGATTGGGCAATTCAAGTTCCGGCGGGCGGTTGCGCTATTTGGCATTGCGCCGCCGCCCCTTTACATAACCTTAATTTACATCAGCGACCTTTGTTCCAATCTTGACGGAAACAAACATTTGTTCTATAATGTTTGTATCGCTACTTTATGTTTTGTGTCGGGGAATACGGAGGGCTCTATGAGTAAAAAAAACGAAAATGAATTTTACAGAAAAGAAATATACAATCTAATATTAAAATGTGAAAATACGCATTGGCTAAAAGTTATATATGCGTATATAAAAAGGTTGCTTAAATAAAATAGCCGGGATAGCATTTTGTGTTATCCCGGCGTATTTTTATTTGTCTTGTACCATTGAATCGACAAGCTTTTCTAAACTATCCCAGTCTTTTTCGTCAAGCTTTCTTAACGCCGCAATAAGTCTATACTTAAAGCTTTTTTCACCAGCAGCTTGAATATCAGCAAACATTTCAGCTATTTCTTCATCTTTTGTCTTTTTAACAAAAGGTTCACCGTCACCTGTACGTAGCCAATATTCATTAACAGAAAATTCCTTACAAATCAAAGCTATTGCTGAATCACTCGGAACGCTTCTTCCCATTTCATATGTTGCAACAGTATTCCTTTTTACTTTTATTTTATCGGCAAATTCCTGTTGCGTCAAATTAAAATGACTTCGGATTTCTTTAATTCTATTGTTCAATGTTTTGTCCTCCTTTCCAAAACTAATATATCACACCTTGTTGAAAAAATCAACAAAAAGTTCTTGACAAATGTTTTTTATCGACATATAATTGTTTTACAATCAACAAGCAGAAAGTGAGGTGATAACACTGAAACAATATGTACTTGGTGAGCTTGAAACTACATATGTGGGCAAGGCATATGCAGAATATCAGCGTTGCAACAGTCAGAAAGCTTCAGAATTAGAAAATGAAGTTAAAAAGCTAATATCCGAATACAATCTGACTGCTACAGTTGCTAAAGGCTTCTTGGAATACATGAGATTAGTTATTGATGGTTGCTCATGCATTCCGAAAGAGAAATAACCTCAACGGAATGTTCGTTTGAAAGACAGTTTCCGTCGGGAATTTCACTTGCGAGATTGAGCATTGCGATTAACTTACCTGAATATGGATACTCTTTTCCACAGTTAGGGCAAATAACTTTATCGGAATTAATATCTTCATTTACAGTGTATGTGCAATGGCAAGGGCAAGAAACTTTAATTTTAATGAACATTTGAACCACCTCCTTATAAAAAGATAAGGAGATTATATCACAGAAAGGAAGTGAATGAAATGAGTGAAAAAGAAAAGGCGATTGTTGAAAAATTAAAAGACACAATTCCTAAAATGTCAGAGTATCAAAAAGGGTATCTGCTTGGCATGGTTGAATCAATGGCAGATAGAGAACGGTCAGAACCCAACAAGGAAAAACAGGGAAAGGAGTAGCCGGTGGACGAGAAAAAAAGGCATATTTCAGAAATCCTCTGTCAGCAGATAGAGTTGCTGGCAGAGGAAAGCAAGAAAACAAATGATGTAGATGTCAAAATTCGCATTGCGGGCGAAATTGACAGAATGGCAGATACCATTCTTAACATTTACGACGAGTAAATGTACTGTCAATGCTTGAAATGTTGCGGCTAATATCTTTGAGTTCAACAAAATAACGACTTGATAATGCAAGCTTTTTGATTGAACAACATTTTTGATTAGATAAATACAACGCACATTCAGATTGGCAATTTTCAAAGTTGTTTAAAGGACATTTATTCAACGTGTTCACCTCTTTCCTATTAAAAGATAAGAGGATTATACCGCAGAAAGGAGAAGAAATGGCAGAAACGAATTTACAGGTTTTCAGTGGCGAGTTTGGAGAGGTTCGAACTTTGATAATTGATGATGAACCTTATTTTGTAGGCATTGATGTAGCCGAAAAGCTGGAGTACCAAAACGGTAGTCGAGATATAAAAGCTCATGTTGATGATTGCGACAAAAAAATCATTCCTTTATTTGACGGCAGACAGAATAGACAGACAATAGTAATAAATGAGAGCGGATTTTATTCATTAGTATTTCAAAGCAAAATGAAAAAAGCCAAGGAATTTAAGCACTGGGTAACGTCAGAAGTTCTTCCGTCAATCAGAAAGACGGGAAACTACAACATGAATATGACGGATGAGGAAAAAATTCGGCTTATTGCAAAAGGCAATGTGAAGCTGAATGAAAGAATTGACAAGGTTGAAGATAAAATATCTTCCCTTGAAAATGATATGCCGCTGTACGGCTGTGAAATAGACGAAGTACAGAAGCATATTAAAAGAAAAGTAGTTGATGTACTGGGCGGCAAGAACACCAGCGCATACAAAGACAGTAGTGTGAGGAGTTCGGTATTTGCGGACATATACCGGCAGTTGAAGCGCGAATACGGGTGCGTTTCAACGTATAAAAGTATAAAACGCAAATACATTGCAGATGTACATGATTTTATTGATTGCTATTTGCCGCCGACCGTGCTTTTAGAACAGATTGAAAATTCCAATGCGCAGATGTGCATGAGTTTTTAGAAAGGGGTATGAAAATGTATATTAATCCATTTGCGGCAGGAGTGATTTTCACAATCCTCGTTGAAGTCGGACTTGCTTTGGTTTACTCGTGGAGTAACGGAAAGGATAAAAGATGAAACAGCCAAAGAAACTTACAAAAGAACAGAAAGAAGCGTGTTCGGCACACCACTTAAATGCCGAATATTGGCTTTTGGTTGAAGAAACAGAGTTTTATTTAAAACTTATTAATAAGGAAACTGGAAGCCGGAAAACGATTGACAAATTCACAAAGACTAATAAAGGGAGAAAAAGAAATGAACAAAGAAAAGGTAACAGTACAGGATTGCGTAGAAATGCAGGAAATGAAAAATCAGTCAGTCATTTTGAATGACGGCAAGGTTGTAAGATTTGAAGAAAATCCGAAGCCTAAAAAGGTCCTGTGGTTTTCTCGACACAAAATGACAGAGCCGCAGTTAGCCGCACTGTGGAACGTTGAAATTGTGCAGATTGACCGGTCGATTGAATCGGCAAGCGAGTTGCAGGAAGAAATAAACGACTGCGACATTATCGCCATTGTCGCGCCTATCGGATTACAGGCACAATTTTTAAGAGTTGCGGGCGACAAGCCGGTAATTGTAGCACTTAATAACAGAGTGCTTGTACCACAGGAAGACGGCACAGAAGCCAAAGCAGTATTTAATTTTGTCAAGTGGGAAAGACTTGTCAAAATTGATGTCGTAAAAGAAGACTTTAATAATTAAAAGAAAAGAGGACAAAAAAATGAACAAAATTGAAATAAGTGGGAGAGCCACAAAAGAACCGGTTTTTTCTCACGAAAGCCATGGTGAAAAATTCTACTCAACACAGATTACAAGTGTGAGGACAAGTGGTGTCCCGGACACACTCAACGTTACATTTTCAGAAATTTTCCTTAAAAATATTAAGGAAGATGAACAAGTTAAAATTTTCGGAGAAATCCGAACAATGAACTATGACGGTCACTGCCACATCTTTGTTTTTGCAAAAGACGTTACAGAGTATCCGGGAAAAGACGGAAATTTTGCGGAACTGGACGGATATATCTGTCGTGAACCAATTTTCCGTGAAACGCCGCTGAACAGAAAAATTACTGACTTACTGGTAGCAAGTAACCGGAAGTACGGCAAATCAGATTATATCCCGTGCGTTGCATGGGGAAGAAAAGCTGTTAAGGCAGGGCTCATGAATGTGGGCGAAAAAATCTCTTGTACTGGCAGACTGCAAAGCCGTGAATATCTGAAAAGGTATGAAGACGGCACAGAAGAAATTAAGACAGCCTACGAATTGTCAATCAATAATTTACGAGAGGGGGATTCCGAAAATGGCGAAGATTAAGATTTCGAAGAAACGGTATGAAGCACTTTTGGACACAGAAACAAGAGTTCAAGTGCTTTTGAGCAAAACAAAAGCGGATAAGTACATATCACTGGTGGACATGTACAGAATTTTGGGAAATGAGTTTGAAGCCCAAAAAATTGAAAAAGAAAGGGACAAGGTGGAATGGGATGAAGATTAAGCTGTTAAAAATTATATTAGAAAATTTCATGTGTTATGCGCATGAAGAATTTAACTTCTTTGATTTAACAAAAATTTTAGCAATGAACGGCAAAGGAAAATCCAGTATTGCTACGGCATACAACTGGTGCCTGTTTAACTGTGATTATGAATTAAAAGATAATCCGGTTGTGCGCCGGGAAGTAGGCGGAAAGTCCGTTGATGATATGGACACCAGTGTTGAAATTGTGCTTGATGTTGACGGAAAAGAAGTAACTATGAAGAAAGTGCAGAAGCGTACCTACAGTAAGGATGGTAGCAGTTATAAAGACGATAACAAGTATTTCATCAATGATGTGCCTAAGACATTAAAGGATTTCAACGCATATCTAGGTGTTGATATGGACGTGTTTAAGATGTGCAGTAACATCAACGGCTTTCTTAATCAGAAACCGGCAGACATGAGAGGATATTTATTCAATTTAGTAGAGGACGTTTCTGATATTGATGTAGCACGCCAGCAGACCGAATTAGCCGAGTTAGTTCCATTGTTAGGCAAATATGCGGCAGAGGAATTATTGGCTATGAATAAGGCTACCAAGACCAAAATTACAAAGGATTTACCTATCCTTGACGGACAGATTAAGGAAAAAGAAAGAGATATTCAGATTAAGTCTGATATTGATACATCTGACCTTGAATTGCTCAAAAACAGCCTTAAAGAACAGATTGCTGGTTGCATTGCAAAACAGACTGACAATGACAAGCTGATGGCTGAATATGACAAGGCAAGTGCCGACATTATCAATCTTAAATTTGAATTGAATGACATGAGCCGCAAGGCAAATGAAGAAAACTTCAAACAGAGAAGACGGATTGATGATGAAATCGTTGATGTCAAGCGCAAGATTGATGAAATTTCAAGAGGTATTGAAACAGCTAATGATGAAATTGAAAAAGCCAATGCAGTTATTGGCAGATACACGCTTGAATTGCAGGAAGCTAGGGGAACGTGGACAAAATTACATGAAATGCAGTTTGACGAAAATGAAAAAATTTGTCAGATGTGCGGACAGGAGTTACCGGCAGACAAAGTTGAATTACTTATTAAAAACTTTGAATCTAAAAAGGCTTCGGCACTTGAAAGCGAAGCTGAAAGAGGTAATAAGATTAAACTTCTTGTGGATTCAGAAAAAGAATCCGTTGCTAAATTGAATGAAGAAATTGCCACACACAAGTCTGAAAAAGAAGAACAGGAAGCGAAGTTAAAAGGCCTTGAAAGCCAATTAGCGGCACTTCCAGTTGAAATTGATGTAACAGGTTCAGAGGAATACAAGTCACTTGAAAAGCAGATTGCTGAAAAAGAACAGGCTATGCACAAGGCCAATGACATTTCGGCAATTAAGGCAGAATTAAAGGCACAGGAAACGGATTTAAGACAGCAGTTGTCTGACTGCGAGAATCAGATTGCTAAATCCGATACTTCCGCAGATGAACAGCGGCTTGAAGAATTGAAGAAAACAAGGCTTGATTCTGAACAGAACAAGGCGAACGCAGAAAAGATACTTGCCTTGCTTGAAGAATTGGACAAAGCAAAGAATGAAATGCTGTCAGAAGCTATTAACAGCCATTTTGAATTAGTTGAATGGCAGTTGTTTGAACTGGCTAAGAATGGAAATTACAAGTCCGTTTGCATTCCAAAAGTTGACGGCAAGTCGATTCTTACGACCATGTCAAACAAGGGAAATCGAATCTTAGGCAGAGTTGACATTTGTAAGTCTATTCAGAGGATTAGCGGTATTAGCTGTCCGATTTTCTTGGACGACAGTGAAAGCCTGTCAACCGACAATCAGAAGCGGGTAGCAGGCATGGTTGATAGTCAGTTGATTATGCTGATTGTTAATAATAGTGAGAAATTAGAGATTGTGGAGGGATAACATGAATTTATATGTTTACACATTAAATACTTTTTTTAACAATAGACCAAAAGGAATACATATAGAAAAGGTTGAAGCACGAGAAACTCCAAAAACATATATGTATGATTCATATGGTACAGGGTATACCAGCCGTATAAGAAAGCAGGATATAGGGCTGGTTATTAACAGCAGAATAATCTTGACAGAACCTAACTTTGAATATGCAAAAAATAAATTCAAGGAAATGGGCGAAGCAACGATTAGACTGCAAAAAGAAAGATTAAAAAACGCCGAAAATGTATTGAGAATTATCAATGAAAGTGAGGAAAATTAAATGAGTAGAGAATTGGAACTTGCTAGAGAACTTGTAAGAAAGTTAGAAGAAGCAGAAAAGGATAGTAAGGTACAGTTATCAGAATTACAGCCAGGAGAAACGTTTAAAATCGGAGAACATGATTTTATCGTTCTTGAGCAAAAAAACGGTTGCAGTGGCACGACAAATGTAATATCCAAAGGCTTTATGTCAGAGGATATTGTTTTCGATGACGATACAAAAGATTACAACAACTCCAACCTTAAAAAAATTATTGAAGAGAACATTCAGCCAGCCATTGAAGCAGGGGTTGGAGTGGGAAACATTATTGAACAAGTGGTTAGCTTAACATCTGTTGATATGCAAGGTGAGTTTAAGCCTTGTTATTGCAAGGTAAGACCGATAACGTTTGACGAAGCAAGAAAGTATAACAACTTGCTTGTTAATAAAGATTTAGACGATTGGTGGTGGACTTGTACGCCTTGGTCTACGGCTGACAGGGGTTGGAAGCGTACAATTACCGTCGTTTCGCCGTCCGGCGATGTCGGCGACGGCGACTGTGGCGGCCGCAACGGTGTTCGCCCTTTTTGTATCTTAAAATCTAATATCTTTGTATCGAAAGGAGAATGATTGATTATGACATTGACAATGAAAAGTTTACAAGAGCAGATTAATGAATTAAGAAATGAAGTTGCTGTTTTAAAAGCAGTTGAAAATACGAGGAAGATTCCTACCGGGTTAAGTGTGGGAAATACATTTAAACTTGCGGGGCTTACATGGACAATCCTTGATATTACAGATAAAGGATATATGTGCCTTGCTGACAGATTAGAGGATTCAATGAAATTTGATAGTGAATCAAATAATTGGATTGGAAGTCGATTAAGAGAATATCTCAACACGGAATTTATTAAAAAAATTGCTGATGAGATAGGGGAAGAAAATATCGTTTCGTTTAATCGAAATCTACTTTCACTTGACGGTCAAGATGAATATGGAAGTTGCGAAGACAAAGTATCTCTGCTGACTGTAGATGACTACCGCAAGTACAGAAGCTTTATTCCGAATGCTGACGATTGGTGGTGGCTTGCAACACCATGGAGCACAAAGGGTAATGCCTTTGAATATTCCGTGGTCGTTGTTACGTCGTCCGGCGTTTTTAACTGCAACGGCGGTTGTTACTGTGTCAGCGGTGTTCGCCCATTTTGTATCTTTTCATCTGAACTCTTTGAATCAGAGGATTAGTAAATGGCAGAAACAGATTTAAAAGTTATTTTAAAAGCAAAAGAACTGGCAGAACATACTTTGAGGATAACTTCAAATTGTAACCGATACCCGAAAAAATACAGATTTATATGTAAAAGAATTATTAGAAAGAGAGGAATAGAGATTATGGCAGAGAATACAGCAGTTGCGGAAAAGAAAGCGTTTACCACCTCTTTAAGTGAGTGGAGCAATACAATGACAGGACTTATTATCAATGATTATAAGGCTGTTGGAATGGATATGGACGATTACGCAAAAGAGTGCGCTATGGAAGCTATGACAAGCATATTTAATCTTGTTAAGAGTGACCCTAAGATTAATATGGGAAATCTTGATACAAGCAATTTAAGGGGCATTGTGAAGCGTTGTGCAAGCCTTAAATTAAATGCGAGTGCATATCCGAGAGAGTGCTATTTTCAGTTGCGAAACGTAAAAATAGGCGTTGACCCGCAGACCGGAAAAGATATTTGGCAGAAACAGGTTGAAATGGGAATTGAGGGTAGCGGCTACGATTCTTTGCTTGCTAATTACGGCAAAGATGTTAAACAGGTATATCCGTACTGGGTAATTAAGGAGGGAGATAAGTACATACCGCCTAAACACAAGGGACTTACAATTACAGAACCGGAGTGGGAGGAAAATGGACAGTCTGATAAAGCAGTAAGAGTTGTTTATCCTGTTAAATTGGCAGACGGAACAGTTACGTATCTTTCTGCTGATAGAGACAGCGTTAAGGTAAATCTTTTAGCTCATGTTAAGCAAAACATAATGAATGAGACTTTTGGCATTTGTGAGGATAGATACCACGCTACACCAAAGCAGAAAACAGAAATTAAGGCTAAGAAAGAAGAAATACTTAACACTTTAAGAGCGTGTAAGACAGTTGATGAAATGCTTGAATGTGAACTTGCAAGACCATTTATCAGCGGTGCTTGGCTCGATACACCGGAGAGTATGATTCAGAGAAAAATGTGTAACAATGCGACAAGGAAATATCCTAAGAACTATGACCCAATGGCACGGCAGGCACAGGTTGAAATGGACGAAGTATATCAAGCCGCACAGGCTGAAATTGCTGAAAATGCTAATAGAATTGCTTTTGAAGAACCGGACATTGTTGACAGCACAGCCACGGAAGTAACCGAAGAACAGGCAGAAGACAGTACGCTTCCACCGTTTATGCAGGAATAGGAGTGTAATTATGAAAAATAGACATTTATTTAAGGCAAAGAGGCTTGATAATGAAGAATGGGTTCGTGGAAATCTAATTTATACTTTTACTGGCACACCTTATATTGTGGCAGAATACGACCACATATTGAATTTCATAAATATAAATGAGGTAGACCCAACCACAATCTGCCAATGCACCGGCTTGAAAGATAAGAACGGCAAGCTGATTTGGGAGAATGATATCATGGTTGCACATTTAGATGATGAATATCCAGAAGATGAGACTTATATAAGAATTTTGTGGCATGGAAGTGGATTTTGCTCAAAAGAAAATGGAAGCGAAGATATAGCACCAATTGACAAATTTAACAGAGAACATTTTGAAGTGTGCGGCAACATTTTTGACAATAAAGATTTGTTAGAAGTTGGTGATAAAAGATATGTAATGGGTAGTTATTCAACAGAAAAAAAGGCAATTAAGGCTATGGAAATACTGAGAAAAGTGTATGAAAATAATGTGTTTTATCATTGCACAGCTAACTCAAAGCGTTTTGAGGAAGTTCAAAGTATTTTGAGTGAGGAGCAATTTCAGAAAGCTACAACCGAGTACTTCCAGTTCCCACAGGACAATGAAATCGAGGTGTGATTATGGCAAAACACACAATGCAGGAATTATATCAATGGCAGGCATTACCGCTGAATATCAAGGTTTTAATGACAGCAGAGAGGGTAAGGAGCTGGGTTGATGAATTTGGCGAAGATGGAGTGTATCTATCATTCAGCGCCGGCAAGGACAGCACAGTTTTAGGACACATAATCAGAGAAGTTTGTGGATATAAAAATATCCCTTTTGTGTTCGTAGATGTGCCGACACAGTATCCAGAGTTAAAGGAGTTTGCACAGACTTTTGATAACCTTGTGATTTTGAAACCCAAGATTTCATTCGCAGAAGTTTGTGAACAGTATGGATTTCCGATGATTAGCAAGGAAGTGTCAAATTGCGTTAGTGGTGCAAGAAAATATGTTAAATACCTTGACAGTCAAAAATCTAATAACACAATCTTAACAGACAGACAGACAGACAGACAGACAGACAGACAGACAGACAGACAGACAGACA